TGAGACTAATGTGTTGGACGGAGTTCAACGGCTAACTAATATATTCCCAAGCATTTACATCGATTCCGAGAAATGCCAGGAACTTATCACGGCCTGGTTATGTTATCATCGGGAATGGATAGAAAATCTGTCGAGATACGATGAGCGGCCCGCACACGACAAATCCAGTCATTATGCCGATGCCGGCAGATATTTATCAGAAATCATTGACAAGAAGCTGTATGTGATGGATAATACACCGAAATTCACACAGACAGTAATGGATATGCAGTATTCGAGCCTTGGGTGAATAATGGACACTGAAACATTAAACGCTATACCTGATTGCAAGAATATAAAAGAAACTGGCAAACCCTGTCAGTGGTGGTATGATGTATTAGGAAAATGTCGAAAGCCTGCTAATGTTAACTGCCCCCAAGGAATAAGACAGCCACAGCAGGAAGTAGCAGAAACAGAATATTTGACATTAGGATAAGAAGCTTAATTATTATGGATAGTTGCACAATCTGTAATACGTCGCTCGCAATGCTTATTGGCGAAAAATCAGATAGAGATATAACGCCAGCGGAGTTGAATCAATATATTTTTGCATCACCAGTGGTTAAATTACAAGAGGCCAAAAAACAACAATTAGGGGCTTTTTTCTTAGGCCAAATAATGAAGGCTAAAAAATAGGAGTTTAACTATGTATGATATGCTATTATTTGGAGACTGCATTTTCAGTAGTTGGCACAGGCGTTTCAAAGGCCCTCCGACACCAAAAGCGGCCAAGCCCCCTGAGTTGCCACCTCCAGTTGCTACGCCTAGGGAAATATCAGCACAGGCTGCAAAGGTGGGAGGGGCGGCGCCCCAAGTAGTTGGCGTTTCGCCTGCTACAGCAGAACGTAGGGGTATAAAACCGCGCAAAGGTAAATTTGGCCGTAGAAGTACGCGAATCACAAGACCTACTGGATTAGCAATGATTCCTGCTCCGGTAGCCCGGGCAGGATTAAAGACGAGCTTGGGATAAAGGAGCGATAAAATGGAAAAGCACACATTTAAGTTCGTATTAGAAGACAATATTGCTCGGCAGTTAAACAGAAAAGGGTACAAAGCTGCTATGTCTTGGTTGAGGCTATGTCGCCGCGAGATAGAAGAGCGGATAGATTTCGACCGAATAGCGGAGCAAACGGTACGAGATTTAGCTTTATATGGTACAAGTGTAACAATGCTATAAAAACTAAATAACGGGTCTGATTTTCAGTTGGCCAACTGAAAATCAGCGTAAGAATAACTAACGGCAATTAGGTGCCTAATCACTTGATTGCCGTTTTTTATTGCCCGAAGGGAATATAAATGCCAGAAGAACCCAAAAAGAGCGAGCAGGACAGAGCCGTAGATATAATCAGGCGATTCGATAAGCTGAAGGCTGACAGGGGCACTCTCGATTCCCATCTTCAGGAGGTTGCCGAACGAGTGATTCCAAGAAAGAGTTATGTAACCACCAAACACCAAGAAGGTTCCAAAACAATCACCTTCAATACTGAATTATTTGATGCCACTGCCGTTTTTGCAAATCAGGATATGGCGGCAGGTCTTATTTCGCACCTTATGCCGCCGAATAGCCGTTGGTTCGCATTGAAAGCAAAAGACACTGAACTAAGCAAAAACGCAGCAGTCAAAGAATCACTGGCAAGGCTAACGACTCTATTACACGAAGAATTAGCAGCGTCTAATTTCTATAACGTAATGTACCAGGTAATGATTGACCTTGGCTGGGCGGGGACAGTTTGCGTAGAGCCTAAAGAGGGCAAGAAAACTACATTAACATTTAGAACATATCATATCAGTGAGTTTGTCATTGCCTCGGGGTCTGACGGGTTAGTGGACACGGTTTACTATAAATTCAAATATACCGCCCGCCAGGCAGAGCAGGAATGGGGTAGAAAGAACTTAGGCAAAAGTGTTATTGACGCTCTTACGAGCGGTAAAAGAGAGGACATTGACAACGAGTTTGAGTTCATTCAGGAGCTTGTCCCGCGTAGTGATAGCGACAAGTTTCCAGCTATAGCCACACGTAGAGCGATAGCTTCTACCGTTGTCGGGGTAAAGGACAAGAATATCATTGAGGAGGAAGGCTTTTATGAAATACCGAAACTGACGCCGCGATGGTACGTCAATTCTAACGAAATCAATGGCAGAAGCCAGGCAATGTTTGGCCTGCCGTGGATTAAACTGATAAATCAAGTAGTCAAAAACTGGGTACAAAGTGTGGAGTTAGGCAATAGACCGCCCATTTTAACTCCTGACGATGGTTTTATAGGGCCAATCAGGTCAGTCCCGGGTGCAATTTGGCATTATCGCGCAAGCTACGCGGCGAATCCTAACGCGATAAGACAGTTTCCCGTCCCGAAAACCACGGGAGATACAAAGGAGATGATTGAGTGGATAGAGAGTAACATCAAGAAAGCGTTTTTTAATGATTTATTTGTGATGTTAGCACAGTTGACAGGCACTCAGACTGCGTTTGAAATATCAGAGAGAATACAGGAAAAACACTCAAGAGTCGTAGCTCCTGTCGGTCGTATCCAGACAGAGTTACTTAACGGCATCATTGTACGTTCAATAGGGATTATGGGTAGGGCAGGTAGGTTAAGAGGCATTATTGCGCCAGAGTTAATAGGCCAGGAATATGAGATTCAATATGTAAGCAAGCTGGCATTGGCGTTACGGATAATTGAAACACGAAGTATTGAGGCCACAATGAACGTAATCAGCCCATTTGCAGAGCTACAACCACAGATATTTGATAACTTTGACTTTGACGAAATAGCTCGAGGCACCGCAGACCGAATGGGTATGCCGCCTGATATGATTCGCAGCGAAGCGGATAGAGACGAGATGCGGGAGCAAAGAGCGGCTGACGAGGCGGCTGAGAAAGCAGCGTTAATGGCAACAGAAGCGGCTAAGGCAGCGCCGGGGATTTCAAAGAAAGTCGAGGAAGGAAGTGTATTAGCTGAAATGGCGGAGGCAGTGTAAATGAAGATACCCTACTGTAAAGACTGTAAATGGTGGAGAAAAACAGGCGAGAGCGGCCCGAACAACGGCGTAGAGCAGGGCCGATGTCATAGCAGGCCGCCAACAGCTATGCCTGTTGTTATGCCGGTGATGAAGAACCAGATAACGCAGGAGATTGCGCCTCAGATTGTAGAGGTAACATTATGGCCGACATTACCTGCGTCTGCTGAGGCGTGCGGGAGCTTTCAGAAGGCCCCTACAAAGCCACAGGAAGCCGATGTAGGCGTTAAGACGAACGACAGGGGTATAATTCAGGTGGAATAATGGAAGACGGCAGAAAACAGCTAATTCTGGATTATCAGGAGATATTCGGCTCTGACGCCGGCAAGCGGGTATGGGACGATTTAACGACCCGATTGAACTTTCGGTCGCGGATAATCCCAATGGGTATGCCGGACGCTACTGCCTTTGAGCTTGGCAAGCGTGAGGCGTTTTTGTATATTCTGGACAAGATAGATGCCGACCCGAACGAAGAGGTACAGGAAATTGCAGATATGGAGGTGCCATAATGCCAGGAGCATTGCATAAAAGAAACGGATATAGTGTAAGGTGGGGCGGCAAGACTACCGCCAAAAGCACAACCAGAAGAAAGGCTCAAGCCCAACTCAATCTTTTGCGTGGAATTGAGCACGGCTGGCGCCCAACGGGCAAGCCTGCGCGTAAGAGCAGGCTAACTAAACGAGGCCGCAGGGCCGCATAAAGGAATAGAATGCGCAATGCAAAAAGTTATATGAAAGAAGCAAAGACATTTTTTAAGACACATTATTGGTGCCTTCATTTTTCTTTAGGTTATTCCTGGGTTTGGGATATATATCGTATCCAAATAGTAATAGGTAAATATGGTTTTAGATTACCGTTATGTAGATAAATGAAAGGAAGCGAAATGACTGAACTACAGACATTGAAAAAGAAGAAGAAGGAAGGCAAGGCCACCGCCGCGGATTTGACTCGATTGAAGTTATTGCAGGATGGAGAACCGTTATCAACAGCCGACTTGGAAGAGGCCAAGCAGCGGGAAAGAGACAGGAAGGCCAAGGATAAAGCTGATTACGAGGCCAAAAAGAAAGCAAAAGCAGGTAATCCTCCTGTTGCATCTGACCGTAAATCAGAACCACCTCACGCGAACCCAACCCTTGATGTTCCTGCGGATCATCCTCGTATCGTAGCGATAAAGGAAGCGTTGTTACCATTTACCCAGATTGAGGCCCACGATTCGAGGCCGAATGAGTTTGTATTGTTCACCCGGGGCGTGAGTATAACGGCGGGTGATGTCCGTCAAGCCAGAAGGGCTATGAAACTTTAATAAAGGAGACTTTTTATGGCAGACGAAAATGACAATCCAGTAGAAGCAGGGCAGTTATTAGGAGAAGACGGAGCGTTTCAGGAGAACTGGAGAGACGTTGCCTTTGACGAGGGCGACGCGTTAAGGAGCGACCCGACATTAGGAAACATCAAGGATATCCGCGCAATGGCGAAAACAGTAGTTGCAAGCCAGAAGCAAATCGGTCAGTTAAGTGGTGGCAGGGAGTTTGCAATCCTGCCGAATGAGCAGTCCACAGACAAGGAGCGCAACGAGTATTATACGAAAATAGGCCGGCCGGATTCTCCGGAAGGATATTTGCTTAACGATATTCCGGTTCCGGAGGGTCAGGCAAAGGACGAGAAGTTTATCTCTGCTATGGGCCAGATTTTATTCAAAGCAGGTACACCGCGTACTATGGCGACCGAGATAGCCAAAGGCTATATGGAGTATTTCCAGGGCGTTTTAAGTGCGGCGGACACGCAGGAAAAACTTGACGCACAGGAGGCCAATAAGGAACTCCGAAGCAAACTGGGCGCAGCTTATGATAAGACAATGCGGGATATAACAGCAATGGTAAACGCTTTTGGCAGCCCGATAGATGCGAACGAAACGGCTGAGTTAATTAAGGAATTGCCTAACGATTCGTTTGCCGCGCAGTTACTTGGCAAAATCGCCGAAAGGTTCGGAGAAAAGGGTTTGGCAGAGATGCCTGCTGCTGCGACAGGTGAGATAACTCCGGCTGATGCAATGGCTAAGTTTAATGAGCTATCGGCAGACCCATATTATATGACAGCTTCTCCAAAGGATAAGCCGAAGAACCAGCAATATCACGATGACCTTGTGCGAAAGGGCGTTGCCTTGATAGCATTAACGAAAAATAAGGGCCAGGCGTGAGAACAGATACGGAAAAAATAACGGAAAGATTGCGTAACGAAAAAAACCCTGAAGAGCGGCAGCATCTAAAGAATGAGATTGACCAGATACCGTTATCGTCAGCCGAACTTGAACAGGTTCAACAGAGAGAGATTGACAGAAAGGCCAATGACATAAGAGAATTTCGTGAAAAACGAAAACAATAAAGGAAACCGAAAATGCCAGAACCAATAGTAATAAATATAGTCAAAAACGGTTTTATCGTTCGCCGTTTTTCTCCAGAAAAATATTCGGATACAAGCGATGAAGCTACTGTTATATTTGAAACGCATAAAGGTTTATTTGATTACTTAGAAAAAACTTACCCAATATCTATAGACGCAAGTATAGATGATTGAGTAATAAAATCCGAGTAGCTCGCAAGGGTTCGGATGACCGCCTCAAAGGGGCCGTTGAGCGAACGTTAAACGTAGGTAGAATCTGAGAAATCAGGCAGTTCTTCCGAAAAGGTTTTTTGTTTTTAGAAACTTTTTTAAGGAGAACTGTTATGAGTTTTCAGATTCCAGTAAGTACTATTGAGATGTACGACGCAAATATTCTGTTGTTATCTCAACAGAAAATGTCCCGGCTTCGACCGACTTGTATTGAAAAGTCAGTTGTAGGCCGGACGTTTTATGGTGAACGAATTGGCGCAACCGCCGGTCAGGATATCGAGGAACGGCACGGCAACACACCTCTTATCTCCACCCCCCACTCCAGACGGCGCGGTACGATGGTTGACTGGGACTGGGGCGACCTTGTGGACGAAATGGATGAGATTAAGATGCTCATCGACCCCGAAAGTACCTACGTTATAAATGCGATTGCTGCTGCTAACCGCCGAATCGATAAGCATATCTACGATGCTTTGGGCGGTACTGCTGCGGCAGGTCAGTCGGGTGGAACTACGATTAACAATTACGATGCAGGCGAATGCCGTTTAGTTCGTTCAGATGGTACGGTAGAGGCTGCTGGTTCAGACCACACAGCGGCTACGGCAACAGCTTTGACTATCGCCAAATGCCTGACGTGCAAGCAACTACTCGATGAGGGCGATATTGACCCCGAACGCCAGAGGTATTTCGTAACCAATCCGTACAATATCAACCAGATGCTAAATACCACCCAAGTCAGTAATTCGGATTACAACACGGTTAAGGCGTTAGCGCAGGGGCATCTTGATACCTTTATGGGCTTCAAGTTCATTATGTTACAGAACTATCAAGATGCCACAAAGGGTCATCTGGTTGATTGCGACCAGGAAACTGCCGGCGAGGCCATCGAGTGTTACGCTTGGGCGCATGGCGCAGTCAAGTTAGGTATTGGCAAAGAGATTACAACTGACGTGAGTATTCGCAAAGACAAGAGAATGGCTGTACAGGTATATGTAAGGCACAGTTTCGGTGCGGTCAGGGTCGAAGGCCCGGCAGTTGTGGAGATTGCATTGAAAAAGTCTTAAATATTAACGCTTAATCGAAAAGGATTGAGCAAAAACGTTTTTTAAGGAGATTTACTATGAGTGTTCCAGCAATACAAAATCATCCAAATTTGTTAGCAGGTCAGTTGAGAATCAGTGCAACTGACACTACGCAATTCGGTTATGTCAGTACGGGCACTGTAAAGAAGTTTATTCCCGGTACTCGTTACCGTATCGGCGACAGAGTATTTCATTACGGTAAAGGTACTGCCGCTCTGAAAGGCGGTTATGGTGCGTTTAATCAAGGAGCATACAGCGGTGTTACCGGTGGTAATGTAACAGCAAGGGCCATCGGCGATATGTGGCTTGATATACTTCTTGATGCTACAACGGGTAGCGCGACGTGGTTCGGCACTAAGAATAATATGGTCGGCGGTATGTGGTGTCAGCCCGATGCTACTAATCCGCAGTTCAGGATGATTACCGGCCACGAAAAAGGCGCTGACGCCGCCACCATCAAAGTCTATCTTGACGCCCCAATTACCAGGACGATGATAGCAGCATCGTTTATGGAAATCGCCCAGAACCCATATAATCAACTACAGCACGTCAGTGGTGGATGGGCTTCGGTTATGGGTGTACCTGCTACGGTTATCGCTTCCGGTTCCTACGGTTGGATACAGAGTTGGGGGCCGTGTTGGGTAACTCCCTCACTTCCTGTAGCCGATACCGTTGAATGGCGTACAGTAGTCTTTGTAGGCGATGGTAGTATTCGGAGTTTTGAAGATGCTACTGGTGAGGATGGTCATCAAGTCGCCGGTTTTGTTATTGACAAAACTTCCGGCGACAACCCGCCGTTTGTCTTTTTGCAGATTACTCCGTAAGGATTGTTGTGGACGAAACAATGAGACAGGCGATAAAGGATGGCGACTGTGAGATTATGCCACCGGGCGCACGGTCGGAAAAAGACCTGCGCGACGAGATGAATGCCCGTTCATATAAGGCCGGATTGACCAACAGGCAGGGCGAATCTTGCAGAGGTACTGGAAAGATTATGACAACTGTGCCGTTCGGCAAACAAAAACTGAATATCTGGCCCCGCGACGCGCAGGGCGATTTGATTGACTAAGGGCAGGGGCAACATTTTCGCTCCTTTTGCCTCTGCCCGTTATTAAGGAGAATTATTATGGCAACAACTACAAGAGAGGCATTTTGGGCATTTATTTTCTATATTAAGCACAATCCGCATATAAGTATTGAGGCGATGACAGAAGCGGATTTAGATGCGATGATAGTAGAATTCGCCGCCGTAAATGCAAGCGAAACCTCAATATCGACTGACCCTTTGGATTACGGAGACGCTGATTTCCCTGCGAACGGCGGCACTGTTCGGTGGGCATTAGATGGCGCCGGAATAGCCACCGGCACAAATCTGGCAACTAATCTTACGGCTGTCAGGCAGGCCCAGTATCCAGAAACTCATTTAAGCGGAGGCTAACTATGCCACAGATACCGAATACTTGCGAATTTGATGTCGAGCACGACCAGGTAGAGCTAAAGACAGCGACTAACGGCGATTTCATAGAAATAAGAAAAATCCATCTTGGTAAAGACCAAGCCGCCGCTTTGGCCTATTTGATTAACACCGACAACCACTTAATTGTGGAGATTAAGATAAAAGCTGAATAAGGAGAATTGCTATGGGTATTACTAACCCTGTATTAGCGGGGCCGGGGATATTTCCGGTCAGCAGGTCGGGGCCGTTGTCGTTTAATGACGACAATACTGACGCTACGCCAGCTACAGAACTTGTGGCGGCCCCCGGTGCCGGCAAGGCAATATATCTGACGCATATTAGTCTTAGCGGCCGGACTGTAGATGTCGCAGTTACTTTACAGGACGAGGACGATACTGTTCTGTTTGGCCCGATACAGTTGCAGGCCGATGGTGGTGGTAACTTCACAAAGGATTGGAAACATCCTCTGAAGTTGACGGACGATAAGGCGTTAGAAGTGCTTGCTACCGAGGGGGTGGATTTTACTATTTACGGCGAATACTTCATCGGTCAAGCACCAATAAATTAAAGGCGGTCTGATGATAGTCATAGGTGTACCAGTAGATAAAGACCATAGAATAGACGTGCGTACAGCCGCTTATTGCTCTGCGGAGGCTATGTGCCCGGATGTCAAGTGGGGTTATGTAAGTTCAAGAGAGGCGGGAGTCGGTAGAAGTACATTTGCATACTACGCGCTTAAAGACCCCAAAGTTACTCATTTATATTTTATGGACTCTGACGTTGTTCCGCCAAATGGAACGTTACAAAGATTACTTGACCACGATTTACCTATTGTAGCGGGTATTTATCCTATGAATGTAAACGGAGAAAAGGCGTGGTCATTCAAAACGGAGGCTGATAGTAAGGTGTACGGTGGTTGGCGGCGGTGGGGGACAAAACTATCTGATGGTCTGATGGATGCTACAGCAATAGGCGGTTCGACCCTTCTTATAAAAAGAGAGGTCTTCGAAAAGCTGAAACGTCCGTGGTTCCTGATAGTGTATAAACCCATAGATGAAGAAGGCAGGTGTTATGATTATGGCGAGGATGAATATTTCAGTAAAATAGCGATAGAGGCGGGATATGATATAAAAGTTGACCCGTCAATAATCTGTAAACATTTTAATTACAAGGAGCTATAACGATGGCAATAACCAGACCTGTTCTTGCTGGTGCAGGGATTTATCCAGTAGAGCGATATGCTCCCTGGGCGGTCAATTATCATACTGCCGACCTTACGGTTGCCGGAGTATCGCAAGAATTAAAAGCAACTCCTGGTGCTGGTAAGGCACATTATTTAACTCACGTAACAGTGGGTATAGTAGATAGCGCGGCTCAAGGGTATCTGATAGATAACAGAATAACATTGAAAGACGGAGATGGTGCTGTCCTGTTCGGGCCTATTCAGATGCAGGCGCAAGGCGGTGGAGTTTTTAGTAAAGACTGGCCGGAAGATGCCCCATTGAAATTAACAGATAACAAGGCATTGAATTGCGCGGTAGCTCGTGCTGCCGGTAGTTATAATACTGCTGCTCTAATTTATGTCGAAGGATTTACAGGGGCGGCCCCGATAGTTTAGGAGATAAGCTATGCCTATAAGCGAAGTCCAAATATGTAATATGAGTATAATGAAAACCGGCTCAAAAGA